ATATTGCTTTTTACAGTTTCGAATCCTGCCTTTGCCGATGTTTTCACACCGTTAATTCTAGTGGTGATTCCACTCTTAATTCCTTCGAATACGCTTACAACCATCGTAAATGCGTCGCTGATCGGAGATATGATATATGTTTTCACAAGTGCAAATCCGTTTAACACTATTGTTGCGATCGTATCTATAACACCACTGATTCTCGTACTTATTTCATTCCATACCTGTATAACTGTATCTTTGCAGTTCACCCATATGAATTGGAATGGCAATGTGATAATCTGGAACGCTGCCGATATTATTTCTCCAATCAACATAACTCCAACCGTTATAATATTACCGATTGTTTGGAATATTCCCGATACTTTTTCCAATATCGATGCAATTCCATCGCCCACAATTCCGGTGATTATTTGTAATGTATTCGAAATTTTTTCTGCAATACCCGTAATTTTTTCTATGACACCGCTTATAAACGTATCTATGCCACAAATATGTATTAAAGTTCCGAAGAAACCTACAAGTCCTGAAGCAAATCCATCCAGTGCACCTGTTATTTCTCCCCATAATCCACTAAATACTTCTACAATGCCTGTCCCAAACAATTTCAGGCCTGCTTTTGCCAGATTTATATCACCAGTGAACACTCCAACTATCATATCGCCCAGTCCGGACAGTATATCTATAATTCCTCCGACCGCGCCAATTAACGGTTCAATCATGTTTAAGACAGCGCCGAAACCTGCTGCCAGCAGTCCGATCGCCGGTACCAAAACTGCTGCCAAAATTGCGCCGATCGCCTTAAATAGATTTTCAAGCCCAGACAGCTTATCGCTCAGTCCGGATATTGCACTTTTTATTCCGCTTAGTTTTTCATCAATATTGATTTCGTTTAGGAACCCTGTGATAGAACTTTTTGCAGTGTCAATAATTCCTGTTATGAAATCTCTGAATGATTCGCTTTTATTCCATAAGAGAACCATTCCAGCCACCACTCCGGCTATTGCAGCTGTTACTAATAGAATTGGTCCTAGAGCCACTCCTCCAGCCCCTGCCATCGCAACTCCAGCTCCTTCTGCGGCTGTTCCAACTTCTGCTGCCGCTACTGCAGTTCCGGCAAAAAGCCCGCTTATTTTTGATCCAAGTCCAATAACCGAAGATATTCCGATAGACACCTTCCCGATGCCGATCAGTAATGGAGACAATACCGCAACAATTCCCATAATGCCGAGTATCATTCTCTGCTGTCCGCCGTCCAGATCATCAATTTTCTGTGCTAATCCTGTGATTTTCTGTGTCCCTTCCGCAATCATCGGGAGAAAGATATTCCCAAGGGTGATTCCGGCATCATACAGATTGTTCTTCATAATAGCCAGCTTCGACGCCGTCGTTTCATAACGTTTATTCGCTTCATTGGTTAATGCTGTGTTTTCTTCCCAGGCATTCTTTCCAGTGCTGATTGCCGACGTAAACACATCACTTGCATTCGCAGATCTTAGTAATGCATCACGCATTCTCGTTTCTGTGATGCCCATATCATTTAAGACTTTGATAGCGGAGTCGCTTTCTCCTCCGCATTTTGAAAGACCTTCGATGAATGCTTCCAGTGCGCCTGTAGCGTCTTCCTTGAATCTCTTGGAGAATTCGCTGGCGCTCATTCCAGCTACGTCTGCCCAGTCCTTTAACGAATCACTGTTAGTTTCTACAGCAAGCTGCATTTCAATTAATGCTTTGCTGAATGCCGTACCGCCCGCCTGTGCTTCCATTCCAACTGAACTTAACGCCATAGCCAGTGCAAGAATGTCAGATTCTGACATTCCTACCTGCGTACCTGCGGATGCAAGATTAGTTGCCATATTCATGATGTCTGCTTCAGTAGTGGCGTAGTTGTTACCCAGATCTACGATGGTGCTGCCCATCTTTTTATATTTTTCATCTGCGGTCATGGATGTGTCTGCGGCCAAGCCGGTAATATTTGCGAATTTCGCGATAGATGTTGCTGCATCTTCTGCCGACAGGTTTGTAGAATTACCCATGTCGATCATAACGCGGGTAAATCCTAAGACGTCTTGAGTCTTAATACCTAACTGTCCGGCAGCTTCTGCAACCTTAGAAATCTCCGTTGTAGATGCCGGAATCTCTTTTGCCATGCTCCGGATTCCATCTTCCAACTGTTGGTAACTGTATACGCACTTGCCGTTTGCATCAAATACTTCATCTGATGTTTTTTTGACACCAGCAAAAGCAGATTCAAATTGTATGGCAGCTGCTCCGGATGCTCCTAACGCTCCAGCGGCCGCTGTACTGACCACTTTCAGATTCTGTCCGACTTTTTCCGTCCCTTCGCCAAACTTTCCAAGCCCTTCGCCAAAAGTCTGGATGGCCGTCTTCTGATTCTTCAATTCTTCCGATGTCTTCTTAATCTCGTTCCGAATCTCTTCCTGCTTGATTTTAGAATCCATCAGTTCCGCTTTCAACTCTGCATACTTCTCAGAGTCCTCTCCAACCTCTCTGGCACATTCGTCCAGCGCATCCTGTAAGATCTTCGTCTTGTCTGCAGCTGCTTTTGACTCCTGACCAAGAAGTTTTTGGCGCTCCTTTAAAAGATCTGTCTTATTCTTCGCGCCCTCCAGCTTCGTTTCGTTCAGCTGCAGTTCTTGATCCAGCTCCTGAATCTTATTGTCTGTCTGTCCCACGGCAGCCTTTAGCTGTTCTTCTGCTTCAGCCTGTTTTCTTGCTTCTTCTGCTGCCTTTAGCTGCTCCGCAGACAGCTGTGTCTCTGCGTTTTTTTGTTCTTCCAGTTTTGCAGATGTCTGTGAGAGTTCTTGCGAGATAGCCTCCTGTGCTCTTTTTGCGTCTGCAAGTTTTGCACTCCAGTTATTCGCTTCAATCGAGTTTTCCCCGAATATGTCTTTTGCCGCTTCCATTTTCCCGGTCAGCAGCTCCACTTTCTGGCCACTTGCCTCCAGCTCTTTCTGCAGGAGCTTTTCTCTCTTTTCCAGGGTGTCCGTTGATTCCCCAGTTCCCTTCATTTGCGTTTCATTCAGTTTTAACTCCGCACGTAACGCTTTCAATGACGATTCTGCCTGTTTCAGCCCGCTCGTCAGTTCTTTCGTATCTGCTCGGAACTTTACGCTTGCTTCTCTGTTACTTAATCAATCACCCTCTCTCCAGCATCTGTTCTTCTGCATATGCCTTCCACGCTTCATATGCATATTTGTCTTCCAGGATCGTAAGCAGGGAATTATATTCCGAATACCAGAATACATCCTCACTGATTCCATTCATAATCACGTAATAGACGTACATATCTTCCACGGTTTCAATCTCGAACCGTGGAAGTCTTAAATAGCCTTTTGCTTTCTTACGTGTTACTCTTCGGAATCCGTCCCGGAATCCTGCTTTTTTGACGGCGAATACATCTCATTAATCACTTCCATGTTCTTTCTCCAGTCCTGGTCCATATTTTCAAAAAACTCTGTAAACGACATGCAATCTTCGTCCTGATTTGCATTTTTGTAGGCAGCATACAAAAATTCCGCTACTTCAAGTGCGTCTTTATCATTTACACCTTTTACCAAAACTTTGCTTAATATCTCATACGATTTTTTATCGTTTTTCCTTAATGTCAGCATAAGAATAGGAGCGGTGGACATTGCCACACACTCCCCATTTGTAAGTTCATATTCCTCATAATTAATCTTAGGATTCTTCATCTACATTTCCCTCCTCGCCAAGAATACGTTTGATCAATTCTTCTTTTTTGCCCATGGAATCAACTCCCATTTCTTCTGCTTTCTTTCTCAGCTCGTCTACCTTCATCTTTTCGAGTGTAGATTTGGTAAGCTCGTTCGGAGCTTCTACCTGGGTTTCTGTTGTTTCCGATGATTCAGGATGCTCCGGAGCTTCTACCGATCCAGCTTCTGGTTTGGTTGCTTCCGGTGTTTGTGTCTCTTCCGTCTTCTCTTCTACCTTTTCCACCAGTCCTTTCTTTTTGGCATTGATTTCATTGTATCTTTCTTCTGACATCTCCACAATTTCACCCGTGAACCGGATGTCGCCTGTGTATTTGTCTCTGAATTTCTGTTTTACTTTTACTTTCATAGTTTTCCTCCTTATACTGTGTCTGCTTCGACAAGTTTGCGTGAGAACTCTTCCATCCACTTCTGTTTTACAGTTTCATCCTTCAAATCGTCTTCAACAGCCTCATACAATCCTTCTCCGTATTCATCCGGCATGATTGCAAATTCCAGTTCCAACATACTAATGTCCTCAGAATCGTTATCAACGCTTCTTGATAACGCCGTCTGAATCGTGCAATTTGGATAAGCCTTGTGTTTCGGGTTGTTATCCTCATCTAAAACCTCTGCTGTAATGCAAGCTACTGCGTGCAACGAATTCATACCGTAAGCGATTACCCCGTCTTTTAATTCGGTACGGTTCATTCCATGCAAGTCAGCCAGCATATCCTGTGGAACATATGCAGATACTTTTGCAGTCCCATCACCAGTTCCTTTGGTTCGTGTCTTTAAGATTCTGGAACCGCATTTTTTTGTCATGGTTTTGCAGTTCATTTCTTCTTCCAGTTTTCCCACGCAATCCAGAACGTCTGCCTTTGTTGCAGCTCCGATCCGGATTCCAAGCTTTTTAATTTCGACTTCCGTGAAGTCTGTTTCTCTGATTCCAGCCATTTTATGTTTCCTCCAATCGTTTTACCAATTTATCAATTACCCCGTTCACAATCTCATCCCCGGCTTTTTCAGCACCATGGAACATGAACTGCTGATTTCCTCGGTGATGTCTTGTATTTGATCCATCGTCCGGAAAGTACAGGTAATGATAGTTGCCTTTTGTGTATACCTTTACTGCAAGATTCTCTCCCTGTATCCGGAACGGATCGGTCTGTGAGGCTGCTGCTTTCTTTCCGTTCCATGTTCTGCCGGATACCGGCAAGATTGCCCGGATATACTCTTTTATCTTTTTCCCGCCCTCATTTGCCAAATAATCGTTTATAATTTGTTCCGCAACAGATCTGTCAGAAAATTTTTCAATCGTTTGTGCGACCTTATCAAATTCTTTTGCATCCAGGTAAAAATAACTCATCGGCTACACCTTTTTTCCGTTTTTCCAAATTCCATCGTGCAGATTTCTACAGTGCACTCTCCTGCTTTCTGCACATAATCGTATGCCGTGTCGATATCTGAGATTTTGAATCCAAGTGTTTTCATCTTTTCGATCACCTGTTTCTCCAAGTCTTCTGGGATATACTCTTCTTTCACAATCGCAACGAAATAACGCCTGGTTATTCCACCCTTGCTTTCTGACTTTCCCGTTCTCCTTTTTCCGAACACGATACAGTCCCAGCTTTCGCGTCCTTGGAACCTTCCGGCACCGTAATATACATCCTGCACGATCTCTTTTAAGGCTTCTTTAATTTTGTCTTTCAATTTTCCTTACCTCTTCCAGATAGAAATACAACTCACGGTTTTTCTTATCGTGATCAACGTAGATAATCGCATAGATCACATTATTAATTACCACATTATAATCGCTATCCGGTGGTATAAGATCCGGGGTTACTATCTTAGTTGTCAGATTTGCTCCGTGCTGTTCGGCAAATTCAATGTCTTGCTGTCTTTTTGACTTTTCTGTGAAACACAAAAAGCCCAGATATTCTAAATCATCTAGGCTTTTTACATTCTTTTCCACGTCTTTTTTGCGATAAATTTCGGCAACTCCATCCCCGTAATCATTCAAGATATTCCTCTCCATATTTTACCTCGTATTTATGTCTTGCTGTAATAATATCGTTTCTGTAATTCTTATCGAATTCACATGCTATCTTGTTCCACGCATACCAGCTATACTTTAGTAGCAGCATTCGGGCGAATCCCGGTTTCGTAAAATCCATTTGATCATCTTCATGCATTCCAAGTTTGTGCATCATTATTCCAATGGCATCTTCCGTTATATCCGTAATTTCCTTCTCTGTATCATCATTTGCCCAAGTTATCCGGCATTCTCTTTTTACTGCTGCTACAAGTTTTGCTTTTTCTTCTTCGCCCATAGCTTATGCCGTTACAACGGTATCTGCAGTTTTTACAGTTACATATGCCGGATCCAGTTTGCTAATGTCGATGACGATCGCTACCGTGTTATCGTATGGGCGGCCATTTCCGTGCAACTTAATCTTGTACGTTCTTGCGTCCTGAAGGAATTTGAATTCATCGGAATATTCAATCTTTCCGTCTTTGCTTTCTCCAAGTCCGAAGAAATACTCTTCCGGCAGACACAGGATAGCCTGTCCGGTTTTCACTTCATTCGATCTCACAACTTCTGTCGGGAACGGGAACAAATCTCTGGCGTATGTTCCGCCTGTTGTCAGTGCCGTAGTTGCCGGCATGATCTTGTTGAGGTAGTCTACCTGGTTACAGATCATCAGTACTTCATCAAAACTTCTCATACGTCCTTTTTCTGTGACTGCCAATTTTGCCACAAGTGGTCCATAATTTGCCGGGAGGAAATTTGTTACCTGGATTGCTGTTTTTTCCGGATATCCGGTTGATGTCGAAAAGTTTACTCCCTCGTGGATATCTCTGTTCAGTCCGACCGGTTCATCTTTTCCGCTGCCTGATACAATTGCTTTTTCGAGTGCTACATATAACGCCTCTTTCAGGATGGTACGGATATAGTTATCCAGGAATGAAGGTCCGAGATCCAACATATCCTTTGGGATTACCGCATAAGCTGTCAGCTTCAGCAATGTAATCTCTACGCCCTTAAATGCAGATTCAATCTCCTGTGTAATCTCGCCATTAATCTGTCCCCAAGCTGCTTTCTGTCTTGTGTGATCATTTAACAGCCATTTTGTGAGATATTTTACATTTTGGAATGTAATCTTTTCTAACAATGGATGTTCTTCCAGCAGATTTCTGTACACATCCTCGATAATAGTTTCCGGCATTCCGCCATCCGTTGTAATCAGATCTGTGAACGCCTGTTTCGGATCACTTGCCTTTCCGGCTTTTGCAAGGTTCTGATAGAACTCTGTCTCTTCGCTCGTGAGCTGTCTGTAACCTCTCTGAGCAAGCACATTCGTATCAGTGCTGTACATCTCAAAGTCTGTCTTTACTTTTTCCGTAATGGCGTCAAACACCTGCCCCCAGGCTTTTTTCCCTTCCTCTTCGTTTCCGCTCTGCAGTGCGCTCTGCAGAGCCGCCACTGCCTCTCTCTGTTTTGTGTCCGCAATGTTTCCTAACATTCTTTTTTCTCCCTTCTTTTTTACATTGAAAACATGTTAAAAAATGTCTGCATAGAGACATCTTTTTCTTCTTTTTCCGGCTTTGTCAGTTCTTCGAATTCTTTTAACTGGTTCGAGAAATTCGACTGTTTAATCTTGTCTCTCATTTTTCCAATCTCTTTCGATGACTGCATTGCCCCGTCAAGTTCTACTGTAGTACGTCCGGCAATCTCATCAACCATGCCAAGTTCCAGCGCACGATCCGGATCAAGCAGTGTCTCTTTATCCATAATGTCTTTTAATTCTTCTTCCGTGATCTTTCCGCCACACCGATTTAAGAAAAGTGACCTGGAAGCTTTCATCCAGGCATCCAGGTTATCTGCCTGACTTCTGAGTTCATCTGCATTTCCTGCAGCTACCGTCCACATATTATGAAGAAGCATGGCGGTTCCCTCCCCCATTACACGGTGATCGCATGCCTGGAGAATCGTGGCGGCGATACTGTTCGCCACTCCGTCCACATAACCTGTCTTGTATGCTTTGCATCGTTTCAGGTTCGTAAAAATGGCAGTTCCTTCTTTTACAGATCCACCATCCGAATTGATATACAGTTCAATGGTGTCAGAATCTGACACGCCCTCTAATAATTCTCGAAAATGGTTTGCCGAAGTCTCAGACTCGTCATACTCCCATGTTTCCCAGTTGAAGTCTCCTTTTGCTTTTACTTCGTCATACAGATAGATTTTATGTACTGTCCCCGCCTGCTGGTGTGCAAAGCAAATTCCACCGATCTTATTCATCCTCCTCACCTCCTTTCACTGCTGCCCTTGCATCATCTGCTTCTCTGAAGTTATTCGTAACGTAATACGTTTTACTCCACGGTGTGTTTAATGGTACCAAGCTCAATTCCTCCCTTGCTTCGTCTGTATTTATGATCGCCGAGCCGATCAGCTTTTCTACATTAGCGGCAGTCTCGAACAGATCTCTGTGTTTGATTCCGCCCGTGTAGCACTGGTAATAATTCCCGTTCATGTACTCGTAGACGGTCGCGCGCTTATTCAGCACTTCTGAAATGGTATTTGCTAACGGGTTCACGCCAAACGTCAAAAATACATCACACACTTCTTTCAGGTTCGTGATGTTCCCCATCATCATAGACATTGGAATCTTGAACGCCTGTCCGACCATTTCAAAAATATCTTTCCGGATATTCACAAAATCATCGGATGTCTTCGGAGATTTTGTGGATTGCTCTTCCAGTATCCCGTCATCATACTCCACGTACGTAGCGTATTCATTTTCCATGTAGTCTTTGATATTTTTGGCAACAACTTTCTTGAATTGTTCTTGGAACTCATCATCCCCGGCTTTAATTGCGTCTATCTTATATTTGAACTTCCTTCCGTTTGTATCCTTGAAAGTTCTCGCTGCTGTTTCCAGAAGCTTCCCGTATTCCCGGTACACTCCATCAATTAGCGTCTGTGCACATTCGTCCTCCATCCGGAACAGATATACTTCCTCCGCCCGGAACGTCCGGTTGAGCTGTAAGCCACCGGGTAATACAACACCACCGTAGATATTCCCTAAAACTGGTCTTTCCTGCACGATCGTGAAGTCTTCCGCACAATGTAGTTCCCCGTTTAGTTCGACCACCAGTGCACCTTTTTTCGATCGTGTCATTTTTCGAATTACTCTGTGCCAGAAGTAATTGCTGTTTTCATTTTTGTTCGGTGCTACGTTCAGCAAGTAATAGTCCTGGTCTTTTACAGGTTTCCCTTTGTTGAACACTCTCATCTCTGCCATGCTGATTGCATTTGCCAGATAAGAGCTCGCTGTATAGATCGCCAGTTCCTTATAGTAGATCGATGCGGGTATATTTACCACGACCGTTTCTGTATTCGTACCGGTAACCTTAAATACTTTTTCCAGGAAGTTTTTTACTCCCATGTTCCGCCTCCTAACATACTGTTCCTATCCTGTTTTTTATAATTCTTCTTTGTTTAATTCTTTCTTCATCTGTGACTGCTGCCACGAACGCTTTAAAACCGTCCGTTTTCCGTGAACGCGGCTCTATTTTTTCATATGTGACATTGCCTTTTTTGTCTGTCACCGCTTTTGAGTTCCATGTGTACCAGCGCATGATCTTGCTGGTTCCCCAGGCGATCAATCCACGCGCGAACATATACCCAATTACCGGAGCAACTTTCATTTCGTCACTCGGTCTAATCAGTTTCAGATTCTTCTTTTCATCCGAAAAGCCTATTTTGCCAAGTGCTTCTCTGAGCCATGTCTGCCGGAAGTTATCCATCACCACAGATTCGATTTTGTATAACTTCGATTTTTCCAGAAGCCAGTCTGTCACATACTCCGGATCTATCTCCACGTCGTCCACCATCGTCAATACTCCTTCTTCTTCAGCTTCTTTCAGTGGGTATTTGATCCTCGGAAGATCTCTCGATTTCTTACATACCCACGTATGATGCATCCAATATCGTTTATCTCCGACTTTGAACAGCAGCCCGGCGGCTACAAAATCATTCGTTTTGGAATAATCAATTCCGGCTACGCAAGAATGATTACGAAGATCTGGGAGACTTCTGGTTGCTTTTTCTAGGTTTTTCCAATCTGTCACACAATACTGCGTTTCCCCTGGCGGCCGGTTCATTCGTTTAGTCATGAATGACGTGTGATTTACCGGATCCAGCTTGTACTCTTCATATTCCATCCGCATTTCTGTCAGGAGGGTTGGGAAGTTTCTCAAGGATGGGTTTGCTTTCTTCCATTTTTCCTCATCCTTCACTTCTTCCGGATCGTCCAGCCAACAGATGAACGGCAGTTTCCCGTTATCCGGAATCTCTCCTTTCAAGATCTGTAGGCAAGTTTCCAGTAATTCATCTAGCGGGCCATCCCGGATATCCCCCTGCGTGGATATGACTGTTCGTCTCGGAAAGTCTTTCTTTCCAAGTCCTCCAGTCGCTACCTCGATCAGCTTATAGTCCTTGTATGCATGGTATTCGTCAAAATCTACTTTCCCCGGTCTACCTCCGTCTTTTGTGTGCGGTGCACGGGTGTGGTATTTGATCTTCGATCTTGTCCGAATGTTGGTGATACATTCCAAATTCCACTTGAACGTATTTTTGAAGAATCTTTTGTTGTCCTCCAAGATGTTATATATATCTTCGAATGTCGTTTTTGCCTGGTCCTCTGATGTAGCGAATATGTCGATGTGGTATTCTTTCACTCCGTTAACTGGTGTGACCAACGCAAAATCTTCAAACGCAAGATATCCGTTCTTTCCTGCCCCGCGTCCAACTAAAATTATCAGATATGGGAATCTCAACTGGCCGTCTTCTCTTTTATACACGCAGTTGTGCAAAGCGAAGCAGAACTGTTCCCACGGTAACAGCTTGTACGGGAAGTACTTTTCCAGTCCCAGGTATCTTTCTAATTGTTCTTTATCTACATAGACATCTTCCTCCGCGAATACTTTTTCCACAAAATCGCAAAGAAGCAGCTGCTCCTCGCAAACAACTGCTTCGTCACTTCTTACGAATTCAATATACTGGTCAATCTGTTTACAGATCTTCATCGATTACTTCATTTCCTGTTGGTTCATCCGTCGTCAGTCCTAACTCCTTCAGGATGCTCAACATCTGCTTTTCTACAGCCACCATATCTTTCACAGACTGGTTCTGTTTTGTGATCTCGAATCCGTTTGCAGAAAGTGTCTTGTACGACACTCCACGTTCCTTTATGTCCTCTTGTAGAGCCTTTTTTGTGTCGTAAAACTCCATATAATCATCAATTATGTCCAAAAAATGTGCCGTTTCTGCACCTTTTACACGTAATTGTTTGATTAAACTGGATTTAATTTTTTCTTTGATTTCGTCCATTTCGCGGGCTTTTTTCGACTTTCGCGCCATATATTTCACCACCAACTTTTTTCCATTTTTTATCACGCGCGAGTCAGCGCGGTTCAGGCGTGCCCCCTACCCGTTGTAAGCGTCCCCCACAGTTTTAGGGTATAGGGGGTACCGGGGGTACCTTTGTAAAAAATTTATCGGAATACATTCCGTCCACATCGTCCAATACAATGAATCTGTTACAGCAGGACGTTCGAACCTCCAGAACCTTGTGTTCCTTCTCTCCGAACAGCTTCGTATATCCATATGCTATTGCTCTCCTGTATCCGTGTCCCGTAAACGTAACACGATCTCCAACCTTTATCTCTTCTTCTACCATCGTTCTTCATTCACCTGCTTCACCTTCCTGTACTTCATTCTTTCGTGCGCTCTGTCGTGACAGTCATGACAGAGTGGTATCAGATTCCTGTACTGCTTTCCTCTGTATTCATAGAACTCACACAGTGCAAGCTCCGGATGTGTCTTGACGTACTGTACGTGATGCACTGTCTCAGCTCTTGATACTTTTCCTTTCTCCTTGCACCACTGGCATTCATGATGGAACTTATCCAGTACATTGTTCTTTAATGTGATCCACTCTTTGCTCTTATAGAATCGGTACAGCTTATTCTCTTCTATCAGTTTCTTTATCTCTTGTTGTGTCCATTCCATAATTGCTGGAACAGGATTCGAACCTGTGTCCTCCGGCTATTAAGACCGGCGTGCTCCCTTTCCGCACCCTCCAGCTCCACTATAACCGGCAGTCACAACGTCTCTGATCTACCATTAATAACGTCTTGTGTCTGCCTTTGTAACAGCACTCCCAGTGATATTCTTTTCCCTGATCTGTGTAGATCCTTTTGCAGAACTCACAGTCTTTACACTTGGGAATCTGCTTCTCCCCTTCCCTTCTATTGCTCATATATCCAGGGCAACTTTCTTCTGCAGGACAATGTTCTTTCTTGCTAAGCTTCCAGTAATGTATACAACCTTTATTCTTGCACGTAACTATCATAATTCCTCCACGCAAAAGAGCACCTGGATTTCTCCAAGTGCTCTTTCTTTATCCGTTATTTACTTCCTCGATGAACTCTTTCATCATCTTCGTGAGCTGTCCTGCGGCACTCACTCCCGCTTTCTTGCAGGCTTCTGCATATTCGTCCACAACTTCTTTCTTGAGTTTGTAGGACTTTGATACCCAGCCTGCCTTCTTCTCGTATCTTTTGGTGGCAATCGTCTGCGCTTTAGGATTCCCGACCGGCATTATCTTCCCTCCTCTTCTTAAGTTCCGAGGCTATATCTATCATCATGTATGCTGATGCAAGCATAAGCAATACACTACTATAGATGTTCTTTCCGGATCCAAAGAATATTACAATCGCCGCAAACAAAAACAATTCACTGAATCTTATTCTTTTCATATCCTGTCAGATGGGTTATAATCTTTACAAGAGGTAAGGGCTTTCGCCCTTTCCCCTATTTGAGAGCTGTAATCAAGCTTGCTAACCCTGTCAAGAATGTTCCGAGCGCAATCAGAAATTCTATCAGTAGCTTTATTGCAGTTCTCTTTTTCTTTCGTTTTTTCTTTCCCATCTGTATCTCACCTCCTTATGTATATATAATATCATATGGTGCACCATATGTCAACAGTTTTATGCTTCTTTTTATATTTTTATTAACTGCTGCCACCCTTCGGGTAAATATCAGCACCTCTGTTTTACTTCTCTATACATAAAAAGGATGGCCACAATCTCTCGACTGCTGCCACCCTTCGGGTGAGTATGTCCTTTGTTCTTTTTTCTTGATGTTACCATAATAACACACTTTCTTGTATCCTGAGTCCCCCTCTTTTTAAATTTTCTTTGACATCAGGTAATAGAACTTCCTTCTTCGCTCATAATACATCTTTTTCCCGCATGGAATCTTTTTGGAATCTCTTAAGTATCTATATGTTGCATAGTCTGTTGTAACCCCTTCCAGAATCCACGGATAGATTACTGTGTCTGCTTCGATTGCTGTCTGTTCAATCCGTTTACATTTTTCCTCCAGCTCCATACGTTTAATAGCCAGGTGTTCCGTCTGTGACGCCTGGCTTGGACTTCCTTTTCCTTCCTGACCATATTGCATGGCTTTTATGGTGTTTGTAAGTTCTGCGAGTTCCCTTCTCCATTTTGGATACTGTAAGCAATGGTATTTTATCTCCAAAAATCTATTCGTATCAATACCGTACTTATCTTTGTTGATTGGTCTCATTTTCAACTTTAAATTTCCTCCCTGTCCGTCTGTCTTTTATTATCAAGATATCAAATCCGAACAGACTTGCTATATCCTGTAGATCGGTCAGTGCTCTGCGCATGTGGTAGGGCATCTGGTTGTATCTGTGCAGTGCTTTGTCTGCTGTCGGATCTTTATAACCTTCATGGTTCATAGTTCTCCTTTCCGTGATTCACACATTGTTTTATACATTTTTCAATTTTGTCTTTGCACGCTTCACAATATTCTTTCGGTCCATACATATCTTGCATCGCCTGTCTCATGTTATGTTCGTACGCTTTTGCCGTTCCGCCTGGTCCGTCACATCCTGCGTATATTCTTATTGTGTAATACGTTGCGCCTATCGGCATCCCGCATCCGTCACATATATGTTGTCTCATTTCATTCACCTACCACAATGCTCTCTTTCTTTTACGTCCTTTTACGTATACTGTGCAGTTTTCTACCGTGCACCCTCTGCTATGTCCTTCTACTCCAATATAGTTACAACCACCCAAGCCGGTTCTGCATGCTCTGTAGATGCACGTCCTGCATTGGTGCCTATCTTCATTCGGTCCTGCTTCCTTGCTCCTAACTTTTTTCTCACAAGGTTCTCCTTTCTCCTCCGACTGCTGCCATCCGGCTTTCGCCGGAGGGAATCTATATCAACCGGTTGCTGTCGTGATACAATTACCGGCAAGTGCAAGCTATTCTATTTTCTCTGCCATCCAATCCAATAATCTGATGATCGTCTTATATAGCCATGTCTTCTTTGATTCTGCTTTCAGTACATCACGAGCTCTTACAAATTTGCGTTGGCTGTCCTCACGCTTTTTATATTCCTCGCATTTGCACATCTGCCACCATTCGCAGAATATGCAGCAGTGCGAACAGTTTTTCTTTCTGGCTTTCATGATCCAGTGTTTTAATCGTTTTCTGAATTCTTTTGGCATTATTCTTTCAGTTCTCCTCTTATGTATTTTAAGAAGTCCTCTATAACTTTTGCATGTGTCGAAGAAGAATTCTCTTCTTTATTCGTCAGCCATGCTACTTGCGCACAGCCGGTTTCCTCTATCACTTCTGTTGCTGATACTACGACCGCTGGTGATTTCTCTCCTGTCTTACCTTTTTCAATATAGAATATATCTCCTTTGTATACTTCCATGTTATTTACCCCCCCTGCGTTTATTATTGCTTCGAATGCCGTCGGATCATAATAGCCGGATCCGTTCTTCTTTATATCATTTTTCATCCTTGTCAGTACCTCCGCCCCGTTTTATAATTTCAATCGCATGAAATTCTTTCAACTTCATTTTTCCCGTTACCTCCATCTTCGTTTTTTCAAAACTCAAACACTACTTCCGGTGCTTTTATAAAATTCGCACCGCATTCCTCTGTGTTCTTCCGTTCTATCTTTCTGATCATCTCTGTTATCTCTTTGTCCGAGTCTTTACAGTATGCGTATCCATCCGGTGCATAGATGCCTTTTACCTTTCCGTTTATACGATCCAGTATTGTTTGATAGCTCATGTAATTCTGCCGTGCAGCTTCTCTTGCCGATTTATAGAATGCTACGATTTCGCCGTCTTGGTTGATCTTTGCTACCTTGGTTGCTCTTCCGTTCATCTGTCCAGTTTTTTTGGATAGTTCTTTTTTGGTGATTACTCCGATATTCCCAAGTATGTCGTCAGTTTTAATTCCATTCTTGTGATATGTTACATATCCTTTCGGAAGATCTCCGATGAACGTGATCCGCATCAGGCTCATGACTACTACCTCTTTCCTTTTCAGCTTAATCAGTCTTTTTCCCTGATTATTCTTCTTTACATACGGTTTTAGGTACTTATACTTTCCATTCCCTAATTTCTTTCGTATGTCTGCCCAGTAATTAATCTGGTATATTCCATCATAACCTGGAATATCGTACCAACCTTTTGGGTTTACATTTTTGATCCTCATAGATATCACGCATTCTTTTGTAAGTTTTTTAAGAACTCTACCAGATACGTCTCACTGTCTGTAGCATTCATGTACTGCTTATCGTATGGTTTTCCATCACCATACGGTTTTTTGTCTTTTTCTAACAGGTGGAAGTAATACTCATCTTTTTTTTCTTTTCCATTCCACCCGTTTATGCGATTCTTGTATTCTGCAACTACAAGCCTGCTGCCGTCAGCGAAATCGTATTTATAATAATTTACATTTATGTTTTTATCTGTGTACCATAATCCCCAATCTTCATAACTTCTCAGCCATTCTTTTCGCTGATCATTGTTCTTGAACTTTGGAAGTTCTGGCTGTTCCGGTTCTTTTGGTGGATTCATTACCGTGTCCAGATCATTGATATATCCGGCCAGTGCCGCAATCATTACCTTGTACGTCCGCACCCGGATGTCATTAGTATCCATGTGTCCTTTCGCCATCTCCAGATAATTCCTGTATTTTTGATTTTCTTCCCTGGCAATGTCAAGCTCTGTTTTCTCAGATTTCTTTTCATTTAGTTGTGCCTCTTCCGGAACTCGTTCCTGCGTTTCTTCTTTGTCCTGGTATCTATATTCATTTTCTTTCTCTGCAGATTCTTCTTCCAGGCCAGATACTGCATAGGTGTCAGGTGTTTCATTCTCTTCGCTTTTTTCTTCCTGTTCTTCATTTTTCTCCTTTTTTTCCGTTTCTTCTTTTACGTTTTCCTCCAACACTTTTTTGATGGCTCCTGTTAAGTCAAGCCAATGGAAATTTCCTCTGTTTTTGTTATCTATCCACAATTGGATATATCCGCAATACATCCTTATTTCCCCGACATCTTTCCCGTCAGTTCCTTCAAACGCCCAAGTTCTTCCCGATACTCCCGGATGCAGATTTTGTTTTATCAGTTCATTGCACATTCTTATATTCTGCCCTGTTATCTGTTCCGCATTTTCGCGGAACCAGTATTTGTATGTGCTCACCATTTCTCTCGCTACTAATTCCAGATACTCTCTTTCCTCTTCTGTTGGAACACGTACCATCACCACTTCATTCTGATCAGTATTTTCTTCCGGTGTCAGATTCTGACACGCACTGTCATTCATGTCTTCAATGCTCAGCTGGCCATCAATCTGTTCTTCTGCTTTTTTCTGCTCTTCGGCATATTCTTTCACATCTTTGTATGTCAGTCCCTTTTCCCGGTGATGCTCCAGCATATCCTCCTGGATATCCTCGGACATCTTGCTAATCTCATACGCGGCCGAAAATGTTAATCGTCCCTCTTTTAATTCTTCTGTGAACTCCGGGATCAGCTTCTTGTTAATTGACTCGATCTGTCCGATCTTGGTAGATGATACCTGCATCATATTGGCTATGACATCCCGCAGGCGTCCGCTGTCCAATTTGTAACCATGAAGTGTCAGTCCATTCTCTTTCATGTATTTCAGTGTTTCTTCCAGCGTCTTCTGTTCTTCCAGGATATCTGCTACCGTTTTATTCCGGTACGTATTTGCTATGATTAACTGGATCATCTCTTCATGCTCTTCTGCAGGTGTCTTGATCTGGCAGGATGCTACAGAGAATTCTTCATAACCTTTTTCTACCAGGAGTGTCAACGCTCTCCATCTTCGTTCTCCGGCTATGATACGGTATTCGCCACGATCGCATGGATCGTGGACCACCGTCAAGTTCTCTAATAAGCCTACGGCAAGGATATCCTGTGCCAACTGCTCGATGTCCTGGATAGAATAGAAATTCTTGTCATTGCTGTACATCTGCTTGATTGCAATATCCTTTGTCCGGAATCTTGCTTTTGTTTTGTTGTCTTCTGCTGCCGCCTTCGTCTTATTGTTCAATGCGTCCATTACGTTCCATCCAGTAGCCATCTATCTATTCCTCCTTACTCTTTTCCAGGATGCTCCCTTGTTCTTCTTTCGGTTCTCTGATAATTTTCTGGTGGTGATCACTACCGGATCGCCTTTCCCCTTTATTGCTTCTATCAGCCCTTCTAGCTTGCTATTTAGCTGTTTCATGCTTTCTCTCCACTTCCCCATTATTTCGTAGTCATAAGGTGTGAGATTTTCATATGTTTTTCTTCTTCCTGTCGGTGGGAAAAAGCATGCCGGAGCTTCCAGTGCAACCTCCGGCATCCGTCTTATCCCTCCGCTTTTTTTCGCTTTACCAGGATTTTTTAAAAGTACTGCCGGGATTCTTCCTTCTGGCGGGTTGCACCCATGAATCTTCTTGTATAATTTCTTCGCCTGTCTCTTATTCATCCTGTTCGCCCTCCAGATTTCTTAAGAGTTCATACGCGACTGCTCTGTAATCCTTGGTTGCTATACACCCCCTAGAGAACTTTGGAAGCGGTACATGTGCGATTGTGGATTTTTCTGCTACTACAGATCTTCGGATTACTGTCTGGAAACAATCATGTCCCGAGTTTTCTTTCAACCACTCTTCTACCTGCAGTGTCGTTTTATTCTTCTGTCTCATCGTGATCAGGACTTTCATCCTGATCCGATCGTTAAACTTCCGAATGCTTTCCAGCTGTTCATCCATATTATCAGCGGCTTCAATCTCGAACCCTCCGAGTTTCACCGGTACGATCACGAGATCTGCTGCCACCAGTGCATTCATCACTGTCATGTCCATAATCAGACCACAATCGATGACACAGTAATCGTAAGCAGCTGCTACGTCTTCTAAGTCTTCTGCTAGTCTTAAGATCTGATTTCCTTCCTCCGTCTTCATCAGGTACATGTTGGTATTCATCAGATAGCCGTTACACGGGATAATATCTATCCGGTCGTACGGTGTTGTCTGGATCAGTTCGGATGTTGTGTACGTACCGCTTTCCCGTTCATGATTCTCCAGCAGATCCGGAAGTCCTCTTCCTTCCGGATCATATGCCCCGTAGAGCATAGATATATTCCCCTGCTGATCAGCATCGATCACCAGTACTTTCTTTTCTTGTTCCTGTCCCAGAATATAGGCAATGGATGCGGCCGTCATAGTCTTGCCGATCCCGCCTTTCTGGTTCATTACTGCGATTATTTTCATGATACTTTTGCCTCCTGTTCTTCCGTTCTCTCCCATTCCACTAGGCTTTCTGTTGCCCTTCTATAGCACTCTATCCAGCTTTCATCGCTTTCTACTTTCAGGATCTGTTTCTTATGGATACCTATCCCTTCAAAGATCTGGATACTTCCTCCGTGGTTCAGTGTGAATCTTGTCTTTACCCGGAGTTCTCTTCCCTGTTTGATCATGTTGTATACTTCATAGAATTCTCTTATGCTCTGCCGTTCTCTGTCGTCCATCCTTCCACCTCTTTCGGTGCTCTGTGCTTTAGCTCTTTAATCTTTCCTTCGTTCCAGATACTGTCATTTGGTTCCAACATTTCCATCATGTTATCAAGCTGCAGATATTCTTCCAGGACTGTAATCGCGTCTCCTGCCGTGTAACAGGTAGCTACATAGTGTCCGTTCTTTGCCATGTCGTGCAGAAACTCTATCTGGCTGTCCTGGTGTCTGCCGGTCCCATATTTCATTTCGATGTATAGTCCGATGTATACCCCTTTGGCATACGGAAGATGCAGATCGGATACCCCGGACTTTACTCCCATGCTCTTAAGTTTTACCGCTTCCGCTTTGTTCCTGCTGCCACCGTTCGGGATATGATGCAGCCATTTCAGTTCCGGATAACGGTTCTCATTCCATGCCGCCCAGTTGCATACGTGGATCTGTTCTGTATCCTCGCTTCTCCTCATGTTTTTAAGCTTCATCTGTCTCTTCTCCTTCTTCTGGCAGGTCATGCGCTTCACCAATTTCTACGAACATCGTCGGCTCTTCGCAGTCCGTCAACATGGTTGCACTCTCTATCGCATAGCCTTTTCTTTTTTCGGTATTTACTACCGCACCTTGAAATTCGCTATCCTCTGGAAACCTCTTAAAATATTCCACCATTTCTTTTGCTGTTACTCCCATATATCTATTTCCTCCCAGTTAAATTTCTGTCCGCATCTCGGGCAGTAATTGTATAAATATTTTTTATATTCTTTTCTCTTTATCTGGTAGGCATCTTTTCCACAATTCTTGCATTTGTAGTGAACCAGATCCTTAGTCAGTTCCAATATCTCCGGCTCTTCGCATTCACACACTACCTGTTTCTCTACTTCGTCCATGTCGTGTGCTTCTCCTACATCCAGTACCAATACCGGATAGGAAAACATATCAAGCCAGTTTCCGTCTTTTATCTGGTACTTCTTTCGGTTCTTCGTGTCCGCCACCATCACACCGAGTTTTGCTTCATCCGGATATTCACTTAAGTATTTCATCACCTGTCTTACGGTTATGCTCATTTATCAAATCCTCCTGTTTAATTTAATCATCGTGTATCTCCTGTATTTGTACCCTGTCTTTGGGTTAATACCTTCCCACATCCTTGCTATGTAGTAGCCTTTCTTCGGCTTTATCTCTTTCTTCCACCTGTAGAGCTTGTCCGGATGTGGTTTCGGAAGTGGCATATTCTGGGATCCGTGGAAATCCGACTCTTTAATCCTTGGTTTGGACTGTGTGCCGTCTTTCTTCGTTTCCGTGGTATGCTCGTCTTTTGTGAGATATTCTGCAAGTTTTAACATGTCTTCACCGTAGTAATCGCTGTCTTTTATCTTTGTCAGCCACGTGCCGCCTTTATCCCATGCGTTCTGTACGATACTGGCAGTGTCGCCAACCTCTTTAATCACAAAATGAATATGCCATGCTCCCTTTGTTCCTTTTTCGATGTTCCGCATATAGAAGTTTTCATAACCTCTTTTTCGGATCTCTCTCCTTACTTTCCGCATCGCTTCCGCAAAATGTTTTTTTGCCTCCTTCATCATTGCCGGTCTGTTCGCTACTTTGTATGTCCAGGTGACCAGTAAATCGTTCGGTTCGAAGTATTCCAGGAGACGCATCTGACACCGTTTCGTCTTATTCCATTTATTTACTCTTGCAATGTCTTCTTTAGTGGCTTTCTTCTTTTTCTTTCTTGGTAATCCCTTCGCCCCATACTTCCCGTCATGGTACTCCTGTACGATCAGGACATCTCCTTTTCTCAGCTTATATGTCACTCTTTTTATCATGCTGTCGGTCCTTATCTTAATATCTTTATCAAGTGCTTAACGGGGGTATTGCCCCCCTGATTTTCTTCGGATATTTAGCGAAAAGACGGCAATATGATGCATTGACTTTCCCGAAAGTTCGTTCTATAATTTTTATAGATGTATTGAACTTTTACCCCGTGGTTGTGAGGTTTGGAAAAATCAATGCATTGTGTGCCTTCAGGAGCTTCACCCAGTTTCCTGAAGGCTTTTTCTTTTATGATGCTTTCGCCATCTTTTCTTTCATGCACCTGGCAATGAGATCCGAAAAATCACGAATGATACGCTGGATCTCATCCTGGCTTTTATCTTTATACGCTTCATCTGATATATGACACGTACATCCGTTTGTTACGATCGTCTCTACAATCATGCTATGTACCTCCTTTTTATCTATATATGCTCACTTGCTTGTATCTGTTGTTGCTTTCTTTACTTCCATACGATATCTAATGGTCCCGCTGCTCTGCAGTAAAACAGGAGCAAGAGCCATATTACTTCTGTAATCAGTAGCGTTGCTTCAATCTCAATAATCTTGATTGCTCTGATCGCCTTATTTTTCCGGATATGTCTTTTCATTTTGTTATCCCTCAATTCTTAAACCATCTACCGTTTTCTGTATTTCATCCATCTCTGTGCCGAGCGCATGTGCTGCAGCTCTTAATTCGTTCTTGGCATTCGTTACACTTTCATACGGGTATTCCCATTCATCCAGTGCCTTCAGCACCGTGAATATGGTCTGCTGCATCTGTGCCTTCTCCACCAGATCCATAAGCAGTTCAACTGGATCCGGCGGCTCTGTTTCTGACAGATGTACTTCCACCTCTTTCAAGGATCCTTCCTGTCTTTTAATCACGATCTGGAGCCCGTGCCGGTCATTGATCCTGTATCCATATACTTCCCGTTCCAGATATTTCATCATCTGGCGGTTGGTAAAGCATGCTGCAACCTCTTCCCCTGCAGATAAATCCATTATTGTGATTGGTGTGTGCAGCTCGATCAGCCCGGTATCCAGATGCATCTTGATGATCTCTCTTACTCTTTTATTCATGATGCGTCACCTCCCATCTTTAAAGCGCATTGTGTGCAGGCAGCTCCATTCAATCCGTTATAGAGAATAAGAGCTTCGTCTTCCGGTCTCTTCCAACACATATCACCACAGATCGGACAGTGGATCTTTCTCCATCCTTTCTTACCATTCGGTACATTGTCTGCTAATGGCATACACAGCCACCCGCCTTTGTCGGTTGCTTTTCGGGGCTGTATGGTTGCGGTGATGTTGCTTTTTTGTCTTTTCATCATTCTTCCTCGCTTTTTTTCTTTGGCATTCTTCTGTTCCACTCTTCGACAGCTCTGTCTCTTTCATCTTTTGTTATTTTCAGCTCGCCGTTTTCAAGTGTGGCTCTTAATTCATGTACCCACGGAAGACTCGTTCCGCATTCCGAGCATTCGATTCCAAATGTAAAACTTACATCATGATGAGTGGATCCATTGGTTGTTGTTATCATGTTTGCCTTTCCACCGCAAAACGGGCATGGCATTAATCTTTCGTTATAATTCATCTGGTTCACCTTTTTTCTCCTTTTCTTCGTTACATACACCCCTGACGGCTCTTGCGAATTCCTGGGTGTTGATAATTGCACTTCCTGTATTCTGGAGCACATATAATTTGTCCAGAATCTCTTTCAGTATGGTTGTCTGATACATGATTTCTTCTGCAATTCTGGAATCCGGATCAATGCATACTTTCAAAAATCTTTCCTTTGCTTCTTCTTTAATTACTGTTCTCATAAAAATCTCGTGAGACGTGATTTCCTCGTAGATCTTTGATCTTCCCTCCCACAGATTTTTACCTTTTTCCTTTTGAATTGTGCTGAACGGTCCGACAAGTGCAAGAGGGTACATACTGAGGCTTCTTAATGTTTCTTCTCGGATCTTTGGATTCTCTACTTTGGTGTTCCATTCTGTATCGTAGTTATTCGTTCCATCCTCTGCACAGATAGCTTTATCTACTACTTCCAGTGGTATTGTTTTTGTTCTTACATTCGAACCGATTCTAATCTCTCTTGTCTTCGTTTCCTGTTCTCTCATTGCTTCTCCGCAGTTCGGGCAGTAATTTGCATTCTCCGGAAGTTCAGAGAAGCATTTATAACACAGTCTTTTCATTTGTTACCTCCTGATTATCTATAAAGAAAAGAGTAAGAGTTTTAACAGGATCATTAACACTTCGCCGATTACCGGTGTCAGCATTATAATGATTATGGCTACTCTTGTTTCACGTCTGTACTCTTTTAATGCTCTGAGCAACTGCTTTTCGTCTTTTTCTTTCTCTTTCATAATCGCTTTCATGGCTGTATTTTCACGTTTGCATACCGCTATTTCGCCTTTTAAATCAAGCCATTCCTTTTCTGAGATTTCCATCTTGTTTTCACCTCCTGTTTATTTCTTCGCAAGCTTCGTTGACGAACCTTCTCGTCTCTTTGCACATTTCATCTACATAGCTGTCTACAATTTTGAAATAATAAGCGGCTAATATTTTTGTTGTTGCAATCGAAACCGCAATAGAAGTCGTGACGCAGGCTATTGCCATTGCTATTACCATTTTTCTTTGCCCTCCATTTACGCTGTCTTAGCTCCCAGCTGTCTGATTGTCTGGAATCCGGCCATCATGCCCTTAATGTAGATCTTTTCATCTGGTGTCAATTCTTTGTACATCGGAATCAGTTCTTTTACATCTTCCAACTGGTTGCTCATGTTTTTTTCGTTCTGTACTGTTGTCATATGGTTTTCTCCTTTCTTAATGTGATTTTATGTTTACTTTTCTCGACCTACCATCATCAGTACCGGGTGGTCATTCCCGGTAGACGGTCATTGCTGACCGTTTCGGTTGTTCTTTGCTTGATTTTTATCTTGGAGACGTTTCGATGTCTCCAAGATCTTTTTCATAATCTCTCTCCCATCTTCTCCTCAAAAACTCTCCTATTGGCGAATTTCTGTATGCGATTGCTTTTGCTACTCTTGCGCATTTTTCTTTTACTTCCAGATAATCAGAAGATTCTTCTTTTATTTTTCCGTAATATTTATCGGCAACCGCTTCCATATCTTCGATCAGCTCATTCAGTTCACTCAGTTTATCCATCTTTCATCGCCTCACTTTGTGTTGATTTTTATGTTGTTCCTTTTTTCTTCTTCATTGCTTTTTCTTTTTCAATCCCCTATACTGTATTTACAGATTATTTTTCATTCTTTGTGAACTGGAGGTGATACAAATGAAAAAGCAGTTTCAAAATTATTTTCGTGATTGGAGTAATCTCCTCTCTTTTGCACTTGCGCTTATTCCTGCATGGCTTATGTATAAATATCCTCCTCGTGCAAAGGTGCCTTTCTATGCTATTGTTTTGATTGTTTTAATCGCGCTGCTATTGACATGGCTTAATATCAAGCAATGGTTAGATACTAAGGATTGTCAATCTTCTGTCGAACTTATAAACTGTGTTAACGATCACGTTTTGTGTTGGCCTAATGACTTAATAGGTCACGATTCCGTTGTTTCCTTTTACGAAAACATTGATGGATTTGAAAATCTGATTGCATATGGATATGTCGAATCCATAAACGATAACAAAGTTGCTCAAATCGTTCTTTTTGATTCCTGCAAAGATGTGATTAGTATTATTTCTACTCACAAAAACATTATTGTTAAACCAACCATAACCCGTGACAAATTGTCAGAAATATTAAATATGATTTAGGAGGTATATTATGGCTTTTAAAATTGCTAAGGTGCTCGATAGTTGTAAAGTTGTTATGAATGCTGGCTCCAACCAGAAAATTTCCAAGGGGCAAAAATATCTCATCTACAAAGTAAGTGATGAAGAAATCATTGACCCAGACACAAACAAAAGTTTAGGTTTTTTGGAAATCGTCAAAGGAACCGGTGTCGTTACCCATGTCCAAGACAATATGGCTACACTGGAATCTTGTGAACGTGAAAACTCTTCTAAGATAATTCGCCGTTCCGGTATCTGGGGCGGAACAGCGGAAGAAGTTGAAGCTTCCACCAAGCCATTCGACGGTCCTCGGGTTGGAGATCTTCTCAAGCGTGTTAATTGATGTACATCATAATCGTTTTTACAACTATATAAATTATTGAAATAATCAACCCTGCAGTAAAACTAACAAAGTTCTGGTGGACTCTTCCTTTGTCACAGTACTCTGTTAGTTTTTTTATTAATTCTTTCATCTTTCCTCACCTCCTCGTCGTTCCCTGTCGTTCTATCTGTTGCTTACGGTTACATTATAGTTGCTGTATGTTACTTTGTCAATATGTTTTTGTTGCGTACGGTTACTTTTTTATTGACGTTTTTGTAACCGTGTGCTATGCTACGAATGAAAGAGAGGTGAATAACCATTGACACAAGGTGAACGAATTAAAGCGATTCGCAAAGAGCTTGGTTTGACGCTTGAAAAATTTGGTGAAAAATTAGGTGTAACAAAAACGACTATTTCTCGAATAGAAAAAGGTGTGAATAATCTCACCGATCAGATGGCAAGATCTATCTGCAGAGAATACAATGTAGATTACGATTACCTGATGTATGGCGAAGGGGATATGTTTACAGATCTTCCGAAAACGATCGTGGATGAACTGTGTATGCAGTTTGATCTGGATGATTTTGATCGAGCTGTCGTAGAAATGTATCTGGATCTCCCAACCGAATTACGGCAGGCGATAAAAGCTAAAGTTAAAGATATGGTACAGAAAGTCGATTGGGATAAATAGCAAGGTGGTGATTTTATGACACACGGCGAACGTGTAAAAGTGATACGTAATTCTCTAGGACTTACGCTCCAGAGTTTCGGGCGTCCTTTAGGAGTAACAAAAACTGCTATATGTAATATAGAAAAAGGGAACCGCAAACTTACCGATCAGATGGCAAAAGCCATCTGCAGGCAGTATAATGTGAATTATGATTACCTGATGTTTGGTGATGGGAACATGTTCCACGAATTATCAGAAGCGGCTCTGGATGAATTATGTTGCCGCCTGGATGAATCCGACAGATCTTTTATCAAGACGTACATAACTTTGCCACCTAACATAAGAAGATCTCTAAGAGGGAATCTGAATGCTTTTGTAGAAAGCAATGGTGCTATATAGAAAAAGGGAATCCCCGACCGCATACATGTCGTGATTCCCTTTCAGTTACCGGTATATGTAGATTCGTTTTACAAAATCATATACCCTCTTTAGTTGTCCCGGAGACAGCTTTCCCAGAATAATATTTATTTTTCTGATCATTTTGCATCACTCCTTTGTTGGAATGATTTTACTGCCTGGTACAACGTTTTGCAATAGATCTGACTAATATTTCCGCATATACGGAAATATGTCCCGGATATCATCCGATGCCCGGGACAAGTGGTATAATCTATTTACGATCACAATCATACAGATCTGATACATTACAGTCCAGCGCAGTTGCAATCGTATACAGCTGACGAAGCGTTGGAGAAGTTTTCCCGTTTTCAATATCATTAAGCGTGGTTTTACTGATTCCAGTCAACGCTTCCAGCTGTACGAGCGTCAGCTTCTTTTTCGTACGTGCCTGCCACGTCAGCACCTCCAT